GTTTCCAAAAAACAAACATGTTCCGGCAGTCAGCCAAAAACCAAAACAAAACGGACACGAAAACAACCGGACAAGAAAAGTCGGACGCATAGAAAGCATAAAATCGCTGTATCTTAATTCAGGATCGTTTTTCTTGAACTGCTCGTATGATGTGATTCGCGTCCACCTGTCCACAAACGGAACAAGCCGGATGTACTCGTAGACGGCTGATGTGCCGTACAGAATCCACAACAAGAAAGCAATCCACGCTATTTCAAATAGAATCACGGCGCACCTCCACGCCTATTTATGCGGATTCTTCGGGTGGCTGTTCAACAAATGCCTTTCGCGTGGATCGGGCACTGTTGATGATGTCCTGCAATTCTCGGGTTGAACCAACATAGATGGCATTATTTGTAGTGTTGTTCGTGGTTTTGTTTGACTCTGTTTTCCGAATTGCTTTCATTTGATCGTGCAGACTGAGCAAATCACGATTTGTTTCGGAAAGGGTCTTAATCATCTGCGCCACTACTTCATATGCACGGGGGGAATCGCCCTCCTGTGCCACAGCCAGCACACCGTCCAGTGCGTTCTTTCCTGCGTCAACAAGTTCCCGCAGATTTCCGCGAACGGTATCGTAGTCATGCTTCAGGTCTTTTTCCAAGCCCTCGTCCGTGAGGGGAACGGACGGTATCTTCACAACAGGCATCCTCTGATCGGATTCTGACTTCAGCAGAGAACCTTCAGTTTGCTGTGGTGTTATGCCTAGTGCGGTTTCAATGTTTGAAAATCCATCAACCATAGAATGATCCCATGCTATATGTTATCCCGGAAGAATCAAACCAGTTCACGGTGACACCTTGTGCGAGGGTGCTTCCGCTCTGATACTCGTAAATCTTCGCATACGGATCGTAGTTGTACTTGTCCGAACTTGCTCCACTTGGGCCGGAGATACCTACGAAAATCTTTACCAGATCCGCAGCAGTGGCTCCTGATCCCGTGTATCCGGCAGTGTATCCGCTGTCGTAGTACGACATGTCCAAGAAGCGGGGAACAACCTTTCGGATTTCGCTGTAACTCTTCACAGGACCAAAGATGTAAGACTTCATGGTAAAGTTCAGGGTGAAGATGATGGAGCGGCGAGTCTGAAAATCTCCCTCGTAGTCCTCTTCCGATGTCACGGAGTTGAGGTAAATCGGGACATCCACCTTGCGATTCACTTCATCGAAATTCATGGTTGCCACAAACTCCGGGGCAAAGTACGGCAGTATCTGCTCTACAATCTGCAATCCATCGTCCATGTTTCGCACATAGATGTACAGACCAAAATCAATATTGTACGGCACCTCTGCAAATGTGTACTTCATGGCAGCGGTCTGCGTGTCCCGGACAATGTTCCGCTGCATGCTGTTGCGCTTGCGCGTTGGATCATAAGCAAATCCCGTTATCTCAAACGCTATTCGTGGAAGCGTGATCTGCATGGGATTGGCGAGATACGGATCTCCTGCCAAACGCACCTTGTACTTTTCCTTTGGAGCATAGGCAATGGGAATTTCAATGTACTTCGTTCCGCTTGCTTCCTGACGGGATATGGTGATTTGATTGAATATGGAACCAAATGCCACCACCATCTTGCGAATGGAGCCGTTGTAGAACTGCGTAAACATCAGTACAGCCCCTCACTAAACGGATCGTTTTCGGTAAAGTCGAATATGTCATCACGATTGGCTTCAAGATCAAGGGCTTCGTTGTCTTGTATGTCTGCATTCGTTGTGCGGACATCGGTATCGGTGATGGCACTTGCCGTGTAGGAAGCACCGCTGGTCTTGCCAATAACGGTGTCTCCAACCTCAAACTTGCCTTTTGCCACATTGACCGTGAGATACTTGACGGGCGGATCGTCATTGGTGACTGTATACGAATCCACATAACCCGTGGCGTGTGGATCAGATTCGGTTCCTGCGTACACCTGCTCTCCCTTTGTATAGGTTCCGCTTCCGCTACCAAGCGTGATGCGTTTCTTGTAGGTGGCAACTGCGGTAACAATAGCATCCATGTCGGTTTCGCCTGTGTCGATCTCTTCCTGCGTGTACTTGAAGGATTCACAGTACAGTTTGAAAGAGTACCGCTGACCCAATGGGTAGAACGGATTGTCGTGTTCCACATACTTGATCTCAAATATGTTGTACGGATAGTCAAAATAGATCAGATCGCCTTCACGGGGGCGACCAAGATCACGAATAGACAGATTGTGCCCCATGACTTCCAAGAATCGCCGTTTGGACACTACGAAAGTGCAGTTCTCCCGAATGTCCAGACCGAAACGAGTCATGTCGCTTTCGCCGTCAAATCCTTCGGCGTTCTCCATGTACATCTCAATTCGGTTTGCGTCCTTGAACCGCGACACCTCTTCTCCGAAAATCTTGTCGTCCTTCACTGTTTCCCGTGGAATGTACACCATTTCGTGACCGTGAATCTTGATGGCTTCGGTGGTCAGCGATTCTAGGAGGTTCTGCTCTCCCTGAACATTCCGGCGAAAATACGGGTTTACTGCCATGCTTTATCCTGTGATGAAGTCCGGAGGCAACTGATACTTCGATTGCACATCTTCCTCAAGTTTAGCAATTTCCTCAACTGATTCCTGATAAATCTTGCCACCGTTGAATGTGACATTTCCCGGCAGAGGCATTCCTTCGTACTTGGAAAGATTCACCCCCCATTGCCGCTTGATGAGAGCAGTGGTGTACTTTTTCAAGAAGTGGTCGTTGTATATCTCCGTGACGGTTTCGGGATTGAACACCGTATACGCCTCAATCATCAGGTACGATCCCTCAACCATGTCACTGGTGGTGGCATCAATGTATAGGCGATTATTCACCCGATTAAAGCGAATCTGCTTTTCTGGATCAAGCAGTTGCTGTAACATTTCAATGTACTGCATGGTGGACACATAGTAGTTGAGGTTTGTCTGCCCGGTACGCAGCCCGTAAAAGTCATTCAGTGCCAACTGATAGCGGATATTGAAGATGTTGTGCGTGGAGATGTTGAACCCGGTCTGAAATATCCGGTTGATGGTGATGATGCGGGGATCAATCGGATTCGTGTCTATCCACTTGCGCGAAATGTCTTCTGCCGTGAGTTCGTATGTGTAGTACATCTTGCCACCGCCGTCATGGTGCCAGCGGGCAAAGTACTGTAATGCCTCGTCAATGCGATCTTCCACCTGTGAGTCTTCCACATTGACCTCAATCACAGGCTGACCCAATGCTCGGAGGCAGTACTCTTTCAGTTCATTTCGTGAATACGGGGTTGCCATGCAGTCTCCTTTTCAAGTATTTAGACTAGTGCAGGAGCCACTTTATAGTGGTCTAATTTACGCAATTCTGCAAGCAACGAGATATATTACACTCACTGTCATACCAACCGCAGTTTGTATGGCACCCGCCGTAGTAGTTCCAGTAAATTTATACACTCCAATTTGGGCATCGGTGTTGTTTCGGAAAAACAAAACAAACCAAGTATGACCAGCAACACCAATAGTAGTGCCAGAAGAGACTTTCATGGCTGTCCATTCACCAATAGCCAATGACTTGGTAGCGTCAGTAACGCCTTGTACATTGATAGTGGGTGATATACTTGCAACACCCAACACACTTGTTGCCATTTTTGTTAGATCAACAGAACTAGCAGTAAGAGCATCACCATCCAAACTGGTTGTGGGGAACGAAACGGTTCCTCCAGTAACTTTAATATTACCAACCACATCAAGCGCGGCTGTTGGAGAATCAGTTCCGATTCCCACATTTCCACCCAAAACACAGAGTGCTAGATTTTTTACCGTATTGGTGGAGTAATCGTATGGCTGAATGCTTCCGTAATTGGACGCTCCAACATATTCCAGTTTCATTCCCGCACCCGCAGCAGAACCCAATCCCCCACCGCTTCCGCTGCGAATCCATACTTGTCTGCCCGATCCTGAAATTCCCGAAACATCAAGGGCTGCTACTGGACCAGTGACTCCGATTCCCACATTTCCATTTCGAATCGTCATACCGATTTTGTTTATGCCGTTTCCATATGTTTGGGAAGTACCAAACAACAAAGACGCGCCGTTGCTGTTTTCGTCACCAACCCAAATTCCTGCTAGTGGAAGAGTGTTTAATACTCTATCTCTCCAAAACAAGCCCGAAGAGTATTTGGTTGATGCTGGTGCCTGAAAATCCACATTCAGCAAAATGCCTGCGTTTGCAACCGTTCCTGTTATACCTTCAGTTGTGGCAGAAGACACAAAACTTTGTACTTCCAAAGCCGATGCAGGAGAAGTGATTCCAATCCCTACATTTCCTCCGCTTATGGTAAGATCATAGGAGCGAACACCATCGCTGCCTCTGCGGGTAAACGCAATGCCGCCATCTGGCATGGAAGTATTTGCATCGGTTTTTTCTATAATCAACCCGTCTACACCAGTGGTTGTAGAGCCGCCAAATTCACTGGTCAAATACTTTACGATTGCTCCATCAGTACTGGGTGCGCCGGAATTGGTAGTCTCGTTGTTAAAGTATATGAGAGAATTACCGTTCGCGGTTGCAGTGGAATTTTTTAAGTGCAGAGTGCCACTTGTA